GGTATTCAAGTGGGCGATAAAATCATTGAACAAAGAGTCGGAAGACCCGTCAATTGGATTATTGATTACAATAAACTCGGACCGCCAAATCTCTCAGGACAATATGACTTTTACTACCAGGGTGCACATGTTGGTGTAGACTCAATAGGAGAAGTTGTTGACGTTGCAGAAATGATGGGAATAATTCAAAAGGGTGGTGCATGGTATACTGTTGGAGAAGAAAGATTCCAAGGTAGAGCAAAGGTTGTGGATTACGTTAGAACTAATCCAGATGTTGCATTAAAGTTACAGGAGCAAATATATGCCAAGTCTTGATGACTTCCTTAATAACAGCAACAAAATAGAAGAATTTTTAGATGCAGTAGATGGATCTTTTGCTTGTCAAAATTCAGAATGTAGTGATGTTACAACAGAAGCTTTTCTTGATAGAATGCATAACACAATAAAATGGACTTGTGTTAATGGTCATGATTCGAGTGTTAAGATATGAGTGAGCGTGGAGAAATCAAACGTGACGGAGCAAAAGGACAAAAAAATTCTGGTCGTGGCAATTACCAAAAAGGGGATGCTATCTGGCACAATTTTGTGGTGGATTACAAAGAGTATGCTAAATCAATCTCTATTTCAAAAGATATATGGGCGAAAATTTGCACAGACACTTTTAAAGTTAGTAGGGATAAGAGCCCAGTACTTAAACTCATCCTTGGTGGCGAAGGAGCTAAAACTAGACTTGCAGTAATTGAATGGGCGTTACTAGAGCAGTTAATAGAGTGTTGGGAGACACATAATGGACTTTAATGAATGGATAAGATTTGGTTACGATAAGGGCTGGATTAGTGATGTATTTTGTAATACGCACGATGGTGGTCCATTAACTGATGATGAGCAACAAGAATGGGATGAAGGCGGAGACCCATGTATGTTTTGTGTAAGGGTGAATGAACTTGACTGAGAAAGCAACTATAGATTTAGTCAGTGAACTTACAGAGTTTAATGATATTAAAGAATATATGAATGATAAAGATCTTGACTATGCTCTTGATTTGATTATTAAGCTTATTGTTAAGCCTGATGTTCCATCATCAAAAGCCCCCGATCTTATTATTAAGATGCAGGCATTGGCAGCAAAGTTTGCCATAATGTCACGATATTACACCACCTTTGAAAAAGGCGGGGAGAATAGCAAGAAGAAGAACGTGTATTACACAGCTGAGGAAGCTATTAATAGATTAGTGGATGCTCTAAAGTATTCTGCAAAGTATGGAGCATAATGAATATATTTAAAAAGTTTTTGCATAAACACGACACAGAAGATATTGCTTGCCCATTTACACTACAAACATATATAATGTGTAAGTCTTGTGGTAAAAGAGTTGGTGTTAAGTAATGGGTAGAGATTTAATAGCAAACTTAAAATTTCAAAAGATATCTGACCCAGAAGGATTTGATCCTACAAAGTTTGCACAGATGTATGAAGAAGCAGTTTTAAGCGGAAAGAGACCAAATGAATTTACACAGAAAAAAACTTTTAGCCCTAGTACTGTTGGTTATGGTAACGGTAACTGTCCTAGATATTGGTTCATTGCTTTTAGTGGTGCAGAGTTTGAAAATGAGACCGATGCTATGGGTGTCGTTAACATGGATAACGGTACGTATGTCCATGATCGCATTCAGAAAGTCATGGCTAAAACGCCAGTATTCAAAGCAAATGAAACAGAAGTTACCCATGATGATCCACCAATTAGAGGCTTTGCAGACACTTTTATAGAGTGGAATGGTAAAGAAGTAGTAGGAGAAATTAAATCTGCCAAAGAAGAAATTTTTGCTATCAGGCAAGCAGAGATGCAGGGTTTGCCATATCACAAAGTTCAATTGTTAACCTACATGAAAATTCGTGGAGCACAACAAGGATTTTTCTTTTATGAAAATAAAAATGATAATTCATTTTTAATTATTCCAATTAATATGGATGAGCGTAATACAAAACTTGTTAATGGTGTATGGGATTGGATGCGTAAAGTTTATGCAGCATATGAGGCTGGAACTTTGCCAGAAAGAAAGTTTACTAAATCTACTTGGGCTTGTAAAGGCTGTCCTGTTAAAAAAGTTTGTTGGGCAGAAAAGAAAGATCTTGGTGAAGTTGATATAGAAGCTTTGGTACTTGAAAAATGATATGTGCATACGATCAGTGTGATAATGAATTTACTCCTAAAACCCACAATCAAAAGTATTGTTCAGATGAATGCTGCCGTATAGCAACAAATCAAAAGTTAAAAGATGCTTATTATGAAAAGAAAGAAAGACTTGCGGGTAAAGAGAGAAGATGTAAGGTAAAAGGTTGTAATACCTTGTTGAGCAGATACAAAGAAGATAATGTTTGTTCATTGTGTAAAGCAAAAGAAGAAAGTAAAAAGCGTCAAAACTTATTAGATATGGTGAAACGTGTCTCTGGCTAAACTTGCAAAACCAAAAGCAAAGAAAGTACTAGGCATAGATGCCAGTACAAATAGTTTTGCTTTCTGCTTAATGGATGGGAAAACACCTGTTAAATGGGGAGAGATAACCTTTGAAGGTGGCAATATCTACGAAAGAATACTTGATGCTAAAAATAAGATTAGGTCATTTAAGCGTGAGCTGGATACAGATTTTATAGTAATTGAAGCAGCCATATCTGTTAAATCAATCCATACGGGAATTAAGATGGCATACGTTTTTGGTGCTATAATGGGAGAGTTGCTTAGTGATGGAGTGCGTGTAGAAGAAATACACCCAATAACATGGCAATCCTATTTGGGTAATAAAAATTTTACAAAAGCAGAAAAGCAGGCGGTTAAAGATGAGTTTCCAGGAAAATCAGAAAACTGGTACAAGGGAAAAATTAGAGAAATCAGAAAACAGCGTACATTGGATTTTGCTAGAACGCTTGGCATTGAAGTTCAAAGTGATAATGTCTCTGATGCTGCGGGAATAGCATGGTATGCAGTAAATGAAATTGTGTGAGGAGGTATAATGGCTAAAAGTACAAAGCTTTGGGAAAACAAAGACTGGGTAGTTAAGAGATATGTAGTCGAAAAGAAGACTGTCTTAGATATGGCTATGGAAGCTAAATGCTCACATATGACTATACAAAGAGCGTTAGAACGTTTTGATTTAATTAAACAAGCAAGGAAATGGACTAAGAAGTGATACCAGTATTAATCATACCTGTATTAAATAGATACGATCTGCTAGATCAGAATCTTGAAACAATTGATTATCCTATAGGCAAGATATTGATTATCAATAATGGAAAAGAAAATTATGTTCCTAAGCGTACAGATTTAAATGTAAGAGTTCTTAATCTCCCGTCCAACCTTGGAATGTCTGGTTCTTGGAACTTAGGGATAAAGTTATACCCTCATGAACAATATTGGATTTATTCTTCAGCAGATACACACTGGATCCCAGGATCTTTAGAAAAATTAAATGCTGCAAGTGGCAAGGGCAATCTTGTTATGACAACTGAAGCTTGGAGTTGTTTTTCAATTGGTGAAGATGTTGTAAGAGAAGTCGGATTGTTTGATGAATTTTTCTATCCAATATATTTTGAGGATAACGATTACTATGAAAGAATGATGCGTTCAAAAGTTAAAGACGGATACGTTGATGGAACAATTGAAGTTAACGCACCTCATGGGGCATCACAAACAATTAATAGTGATGAAACATTAAAGAAAAGAAATAATGAAACTTTTGTTGTTAACGAAGAATACTTTAATAAAAAGAAAGATCAAAACTTTAGTGTAATGGGCTACTGGAATATTGATCGTAGAAGGGCTCAAGAATGGCTGCGATAATTGGTTTGTTGCCAGCTTCTGGCAGTGCTTCAAGGTTAGGCGGGATTCCAAAGTTTTGTTTACCATTAACTGATACTCAAAACATATTGCAATGGCACGTAGAACAAATGCTAAAGGTGTGCGATGTAGTTAAGATATCAACTAGATCTACTTGGATGCCAATTGTAAAACAAATGGATCTTCCATCTGAAGTTATGTTATATGAAATTGAGCCATCTACGATGTCTGATGCTGTTTTAAAGATGATGTCTCATCAAGATAGCAAATATATTATTGGTATGCCAGATACATATATGCCAGGATCTAACGGTGAATTTTATAAACAACTTGCTAAATCTGACGCAGATGTTACTTTAGCTGCCTTTGATTGTCATTCAGATTTAATGGGTAGAGTCGGACAAATATTGTTTGATGATAATGGTTCTGTTATTGATGTAAAAGATAAAGTAAAAAATTGTCCATACCCTTACATGTGGGGTGCTATGGCATTACAAAATATTTATGTTAACGAAGAACTTCCTAATCCAGGAGTCCAGATAAATGATTGGATTGAGGATGGCAAGGAAGTAAAGGCTGTAATATCAAAAGGAAAATATTTAGATATTGGAACTGTAGATGGCCTTAAGATGTTATACAGAGAAAACTTATAATGAAAGCATTAGTAACAGGTGGTGCGGGATTCATAGGGTCTAATCTAGTAGATAGACTAATAGAATTAAACTATGAAGTTATTGTAATAGATAACAAACAAACCAGACCTTGGAATATAAATGCAGAAAACCATATCTTAGACGTATGTGATTATCAAGCAACAAAAGATCTATATAAAGGTGTAGACTATGTGTTTCATCTTGCTGCAGTATCAAATATACCTGATTCAATACAGGATCCTGTAAATGCATTTAACGTAAACACAACTGGCACAGCAATAGTTCTTCAATGTTCAAGAGAAGCAAATGTTAAAAAAGTAATTTATTCTTCTACTGCTTCTGCATATGGAGATAATCTTGTGCCAAATATAGAGTTGCAAGTTGATGATCCATTAAATCCTTATGCTGTTTCAAAGGTTAATGGGGAAAAGATATGCTCAATGTATACAAATTTGTTTGGACTTAATACAATTATTTTAAGATACTTTAATGTTTATGGAGATACAAAATCAGAAGTTGGTAAAAATTCTCCAATCATCAGCATATTTATGAAACAAAAACAAAATAATAAAACATTAACAGTTGCGGGTAGTGGTGAGCAAAGAAGAGATTTTGTTCATGTGTCGGATGTTGTAAGAGCAAACATACTTGCAGCAGAAAGTAATATTTTGACAGATCTTTATGGTCAGGTATATAATGTTGGTAGCGGTGTTAGTCATTCTGTTATTGAAATAGCAAACATGATATCTAACGATGTTTCATTTATACCCGCAAAGGTTGCAGAGATAAAAGAAAGTTTGTCCAATATAGATAAGATACGGGCAGCTTTTGGCTGGGAGCCAAAGGTTAAACTAGAAGAATGGATAGCGGAAAACAAATAATGCTTAGAGGTGTATACAATGAATCAGAAGATTTTGATTGCAAAGACTTATATTTACATTCAGTAAGTGCTCCATCGGGCGGGAAGATCTGGAATGTTTGTCATGAAATCGCCCAATTACTTATTGATAAGAATATATCTTATGGTGATTCAGCCTTATCCCCAAATAGAATATTTGCTCAATCTGACAATGTAGAACAACTTAAGGTTAGAATTGATGATAAATTAAATCGTATAAAGAACAATCAAGGCTTTGCTGGAGATAATGATGTAGATGATTTGATTGGTTATTTAATCTTACTTAAAATTGCCCTTGACAAGAACAGTAGTAATGGAGTATAATTAAATATGCCAACATACGTATATAGATGTGTAGATGATGAAGATCATGCAATTCTTGAAGTTACCCGTTCAATTACAGATGAAGAGGGTTCTTACAAGTGTGAAGAGTGTGAATCAATAATGGTAAGGTACTACACACCTTTTGGTATCCAATTCAAAGGATCAGGGTTTTATAAAACAGATAATGGATAATGAAGTAGAAGTTGCAGGAAAGTTTGATCAAATGAATAAAGTAGTTGAAGAACTACTTAAAGGCAATTCGCCTGCACAAATTTCTAAATCACTTGGTATTACCCGTGCACAAGTTGAAAATTACATTGATGCATGGAAGGGTTTTGTTCATGACAACAATGCTATTCGTGAACGTGCTAAAGAAGCACTTGCAGGAGCAGATGAACATTACAACATGCTTATTAAAGAAGCGTGGGATGTTGTCAATGAAGCAGGAGTTGCATCTGAATTAAATACTAAGAATGCAGCCTTAAAGTTAATTGCTGATATTGAAGCAAAAAGAATTGACATGCTTAATAAAGCAGGAGTCCTAGAAGACAATTCTATGGCTGATCAAATATTAGAATCAGAAAGAAAACAAGATATTCTTGTTGGTATATTAAAAGATGTTACAGCAAACTGCGATCATTGTAAATGGGAAGTTTCAAAAAGACTGTCAGAAGTAACAGGGCAGGTTGAAGCTGTAGTAATCAATGACTGACTTTAGTGCTTTTATAGATGCACTTGAAGGTGATGAGTTTTCAGAAAAACCCGCACCTCTTGAAGAGTTTGTAACAAGTAAAGATTACTTGGGCTTGCCACCACTATCTGATTATCAATACACAATGATTAAAGCATCCACGCAAATTTACAAGCGTGAAACACTTCACAAACTATATGGTTATGATGAAGGCGAAAAAATATTTAAACAAACTTGTTCTGAAGTTATTTTACAACTTGGAAAAGGATCTGGAAAAGACTACACATCTACAATTGCTTGTGCTTATATGGTGCACTTATTGCTATGCCTTTCTGATCCAGCAAGATATTATGGAAAGCCACCAGGCGATGCTATTGATATTATTAATATTGCTATTAACGCTGTTCAGGCTAATAGAGTTTTCTTTAAAGGTTTTAATCAGCGTATTGAAAAGTCTCCTTGGTTTCAAGGAAAGTATATTGCTAAAGCAAACATGGTTGAGTTTGATAAGTCAGTAACAGTTCACTCAGGTCACTCAGAAAGAGAAGCCTGGGAAGGATATAACGTTCTTGTAATTATCCTTGATGAAATCTCGGGATTTGAGTTGGAATCAACAACTGGACATGATCAAGCTAAAACAGCATCAGCAATCTATAAAATGTATCGTGCATCAGTAAACTCTCGTTTCCCAGATTTTGGTAAGGTAATTTTACTTTCATTCCCACGTTTTAAAAATGATTATATTCAGCAAAAATACAACGAAGCAATTGCAGAAAAAGAAACTGTGCTTAGACACCACAAGTTTAAGGTAGATCCAGATTTGCCAGATGGTACAGAAGGAAATGAATTTGAAATTGAATGGGAAGAAGATCATATTGTTTCGTATAAAATGCCAAAGATGTTTGCATTAAAAAGACCAACTTGGGATATCAATCCAACAAGAAAGATTGAAGATTTTACCCCAGACTTTTATACGGATCCAACTGATGCTCTTTCTCGTTTTGCATGTATGCCACCAGATGCAACAGACGCATTCTTTAAAAATCGTGCAGTAATTGAAAAAGCATTCAGTAATCCAAATTTGGGTGTTGATAGTTATGGTAGATTTGCAGATTCATTCCAACCAGATCCAGAAAAGTTATATTATGTTCACGTTGACTTAGCTCAAAAGCATGACCACTGTGCAGTAGCACTTAGCCATGTACAAGGATGGGTTACTATGAAAATTGGGGAACAGTATAAAGAAGCAGCCCCTAGAGTTATTGTTGATGCAGTAAGATACTGGACACCAACTGCATCAAAGTCAGTTGACTTTACAGAGGTTAAAGATTATATATTATCTTTACGTGCAAGAGGATTTAATTTAAAGTTAGTTACATTTGACCGATGGAACTCTCACGATATGATGCAGCAATTAAAGGCAAATGGAATAAACAGTGAATTGCTTTCTGTGGCAAAAAAGCATTACGAAGATCTATCTTTATGTTTAACTGAAGAAAGATTATATGGTCCACATATTCAATTATTGATTGATGAATTGCTTCAGTTAAGAATCATGAAGGACAAGGTAGACCACCCTAGAAAGGGTTCTAAGGACCTTTCAGATGCTGTTTGTGGTGCAGTGTACAATGCAATAGCATTGACTCCCCCAGACGCAGATAAGGAAGTTGAAATTTATACCTATTCTGGTGTATTCTCTACGGAGCTTGAGCAATTAAGAAAAGAATCAGAAGATAGATTAAATAATAGTAAAACCATTCGTATGCCAGATAAACCAGATATGCCTGCAAATTTGCGGGAGTATCTAGGAATAGATGATGACGATGACGATGAAGAGTTTAGAATTGACAGCCTAAGAGTACTGTAGTAGAATACACCTACAACAACAAACAAAGGATAATAAATGTTAGCAAATGGAACCATTAGAACTATTGAAGATGAAGAAGATATCTATATTAGTTTAACTTCATTGTGTGAGTATTTTACACAATCATCAGTAAATATGAAAAAAGAAATTAGACACGCAGATCCAAAAGATAAAAGATATGCAGCAGGATTGTATGATATGATGCATACAATTGCACAAGAAGTTGTAGAACTTGGTAAGTATGAAGCACAACGCAGAATGATTAATAGTCCAGAAGATCTACTTAAAATGATTGACAAGAACCCATTTGGTAAGGTAGAATAAGTTCTACAATGGGGTGTAGCTCAGATGGCAGAGCATTCGACTGTTAATCGAAATGTCACAGGTTCGATCCCTGTCACCCCAGCAAGTTATTAAACAACTACTAGAGAGAGTATAATTATGAATATGACAGTTGACCAAGAAGTAGAAGAAGTAGTACCAGTTAAAGAGTACGTACTAGGACCAATTAATCGTTGCGATCAATGTTCTGCTGAAGCACTTGTTCTTGTCAAAGGAGTGGCGGGAGAACTATTGTTCTGTGGTCATCACTACGCTAAAAATGAAACTGCTCTAGTAAACTTTGCATATGAAGTTATTGATGAAAGAGAAAAGTTAATACAAAACAAGCTTATAGGATCTGAAAACTAAATAGTTTTGGTCCAATAGCTTAATCTGGTTAAAGCATTAGTCTTATATACTAACGAGTGTAGGTTCAAATCCTACTTGGACTACGGAGCAGTAGCTTAGTTGGTCAAAGCCCCGAACTCATAATTCGGTAATCGTCAGTTCAAGTCTGACCTGCTCCACCAAGGTTCCATAGATCAATTGGTTAGATCGCCACCCTGTCACGGTGGAGGTTACGGGTTCAAGTCCCGTTGGAATCGCCAAGCCCCAGTAATCCAGTGGTAGAGATAGTGGACTTAAAATCCATACAGCGTTGGTTCGAATCCAATTTGGGGTACAAGGTTATACACGGCACACCTTGGGATGTTATAGTTACATATAATGTACACCCGATGTAAGAGTCTGGTGAGACAGGGCAGCCATTCAGTGCTGGAATCCGTGTATAACCCCTTGCGGATGTTGCATATTGGTAGTGCCTCTGCCTTCCAAGCAGAAGGGGTCAGTTCGATTCTGATCATCCGCTCACATTCCCAGATCGTCTAACGGTAGGACACGGCCCTTTGGAGGCTGGTATCTTGGTTCGAATCCAGGTCAGGGAGCAATAGATGCTATAATTAGTCTATAAAAATAATTTTATTAGGAGATTAAAATGTCATTATCACATCAAATAGTCATAGTTAATTCAGACGACGCTGTAATTTTAACAGTCCCTTCAAATTTAGAAAAAAACTATTCAAAATCTCTAACAATTAGCATTCAAAACTTAGATTCAACGCATTTTGTATTTTTGGGTAGCTCAGAAGTAACAACTTCATCATATGGATTTAGATTAAGTCCAGGTCAGACATTCACAGCTGATTTAGAGCCTAATGAAGAAATTTATGCAATTACTGATACCTCTACAACTAATGTAGCAACACTTTGGATACAACGATAATGTCAATTTCAGTAACTAGCGTATCGGGTCAAGGACCAGCAGGGCCACAAGGTCCAACAGGCCCAGCAGCGGATTTATCTGCATATGATGGCAATATACTTCCATCAGAAGACAATGTTTACACATTGGGAACATTAGAAAAGCGTTGGAAAAATATCCACTTAGGTCAAGGCACAATTTATATTACAGATTCAACAACAGGAAATGAAGTTGGTTTAACTATTGATAATGGAGTATTCTTTATTGATGGTATTGCACAAGCCCAGCTTCCCGCACTTATTGCAAATAATATTGAATTGCATGATGGAAACGATAATGTAGTTTTGCGTTTAGTTGAAGAGTCTGGCATAGGTAAGATTTATTTTGGTGGGGGATCTAATGGTATCTACCAAGATGGTGGTAAAACCTATGTAACTGGTATAGGTTATAGAGCCCAATCTGCTGGAATAAAGCCATTGTCTTATAACACTTCAACTGGCGAAATTTCTTACAATAGTGATATTAAATCTGTTATTGTAAAATCTTCTGTTCCCGCACATTCTTATGGAGTATCGGGAGATGTTGAGGGTATGATTGCACATGACTCTTCTTTCTTATACATATGTATAAAAGATTATGTTAATAATTCAACACCAATTTGGAAAAAAATTGATTATCATTCGGGGGATAACTGGTAATGCCATATAAAATTGTACAACACGGAAATAAGTTTTCAGTAGTAGCACAGAACACTGGACACGTTGCAGGAACTCATGAGTCTAAAAAGCAAGCACAATCACAGATGGCTGCTTTATATGCTAATGAACCAGAAGCAACTAAAAAGTGTATGACTTGTGGATGTGATGATTTAGGTAATGATCACCACTATATTTCAGATACAGAAAAATGTGTATCATGCATTGATAAAGGACAAGGACCATGCTGGGAAGGCTATCAGTATGCTGGAACTAAAGAGCAAGGCGGTAGAACAGTTCCAAATTGTATTCCCGTCAAAAAGTCTGATGGTGGCTATCAGCCAAATGCAGGCATGAAAGCTGCAGCACGTAGAGCTTTAAAGTGGAGAGAAGATGGAAAGGCAAATGGTGCTGGAACTGGCGTTGGTTGGGGTCGTGCAAGCGATATCGCTGCTGGAAGATCAATGTCTCTTGAAACCGTAAAGCGTATGTATTCTTTCTTTTCACGCCACGAAGTTGATAAGCAAGGAAAAGATTGGAACAAGCCATCTCACGGAAAGATTATGTGGAATGCTTGGGGTGGAGATGCAGGTTATTCTTGGTCTCGTGCAATTGTTGAAAGAGAAAAGAAAATTGAAAAAGAAATTTGGAATGGTGCTTTTTCGCCAATTCAAAAGAAAAATAAATAAAAATGTCATTTAAAAAAGAATCAGCAGGTGCTGGTCGCATTAGTGGTGGCGTAGGCTTTAAGCTTGAATATAATGTTCCAGATTGTCAAGGTGGATACGCTATAACAAAAGCGGGAACTGGTCAAGTAATTGGTTGTTATACAACTAAAGAGCATGCTGAAGAAGCAATGAAAGCAATTGCAGTTAATGAACCAGTAGTTAAATCAGATCAAACACAACAAGATAATCAAGATGGCATAGGTGCATTGCACACATGGGCTGGATCATTTGCACCAGTTTTTGGCAATGAAAAAGTTCAATTTAGTTGGATGTCTAATTACAACACTCCACCACAGAAAGATGGGCAGCCGTCAGTTGGATACGGAAATAGTTCAAGTCCAGAAGGTAAATCTAATTCTTGATTTGACAGCAATATAAATAATTTGATATAATATACATGAATTGCCTTCGGGGATTCAAAAATCTAACTAACTTGCTGAAAAGGAGCTAAGTAAAATGACACATCTAAAACCCTATGGGTGGGACGAATATGAAGTCCATATGAACAAGCAAAAGAAACCAACAACACAAACACAATATAATCCATTTGCAACAATTGAAGCATGGTTTAATGACCCATTCTTTTTGGGATTCCATGATCAATTTTCAAGATGGAATACTAATAAGGTAGCAACCTCTACATTCCCACCTTACAATGTTAAGAAAATTGATGAGGACAACTATATTGTTGAACTTGCAATTGCGGGATATGAGCGTGAAGACATTGATGTAACAGTAGATAAAGATACATTAATTATTAAGAGTGAACGTGAGAATGATGATAAGGCAGATTACCTTCATAAGGGTATTGCTGGACGTAATTTCACACAAACATTCACCCTTGGTGAGTATATGATTGTTAAATCTGCTGCACTTGATAATGGATTGTTAACTGTTAAAATTGAACGGGAACTTCCAGAGTCAGCCAAGCCTAGACAAATCAAGATCAAGTAAGATATAATGTATATGCAGGCTCTCATTGTGGGAGCCTGCTCTAAACAAAGGATATATATGCCAAGCAATACAGATAAGATCAAGAAAGCTTTAGAAATTCGTATTAAGAATCACAAGGGTCCAGGCGGTAAAGTTCCAGGATCTATGAATAAGAAAAAGACTGGCTACGCTAAACCATAAAAACAATGTATAATTAGTTATATGTGGAACAAAGTCTCAACATATGCTAAAAGATACCCTGCAAGAATATCAGGATATACTTCTGCATTAATTTTGTGGGGACATAAATATTTTTCGGGTAAGATTGTTGATCTATTAATACCCTCAGTTATGTTTATAATTGGTATGGGGGAAATGGCTCAAAGAGCAGAAAATAAAAAGACAATAAAAGCACTTTATACTGAAAATGATCCACAAAAGTCAGATGAAGATATAATTAAGGATATTAAATGACAAAATTAGAAGCAGCATTAAAAGAATTACAATCAATGGCTATGAAGATTTATGCACAATCTCACGGGTATCATTGGAATATTGAAGGTCGCACATTTAAGCAAGATCACGCATTCTTACTAGAGATCTATGAAGATGTATTTGATTCAATTGATGCATATGCTGAAAATCTACGTAAGATTGGTGCAAAAGCACCATTTGGTTTAGAACAATTACAGCAAAATAGTGCATTAAGAGTTAATGACTCATCAGATTTAACTTCAGAACAAATGTTTACTGAATTAAGTAAAACAAATCTACAGATTATTGATAAGTTAAAAGATGCATTTGATGTTGCAACGGAATTAAAAGAAAACGGTATTGCTAACTTCTTAGCAGATAGACAAGATAAACATGCATTTTGGCAATGGCAATTGACAAGCACTTTAAAGTAGTATAGAATACAACTATAACTTGATAAGGGCACTAGAAATAGTACCTCTTGTGTTTGTCCCTATAGCTCAGTCGGTAGAGCTGCAGACTTTTAATCTGTAGGTCGTAGGTTCAAGTCCTACTGGGGACACGCCCCTATAGCTCAGTGGATGAGCATACGGTTTCTACCCGTTGGACGGGAGTTCGAATCTCTCTAGGGGTACGCAAAACAACTACTAACAGAAAGAGTAAAATGAAAAAGTTAATCCTAGCAGTAATGATTGCAACAAGTTTAATTCCAGTATCAGCTAATGCAGATGTACCAAATACAAACATTGCAATTATTGATACAGGTTATGATGCTTCAGTTGCACAATTTTCAGGAAAGATTGTATATGAAGTTTGTTTCACAAACAACTATTGTCCTAATGGTAAGTCCTTTCAAGAAGGAACAGGGTCTGCAGTATTAACACCTGCACAGCTAACAGCAAGAGATGCTACACATGGAACACAGATGCTATCTGCATCAATTGCAACAAACCCTAATACAAAGTTTGTTTATATTCGTGCTTACGGAATTAATAATGGTGTGTTAAATTCACCAGTAGATGCTGATTTTATTACCATGCTTAGCTGGATTAATAATAATAAGACAAAGTTTAATATTGGTGCGGTTGTATGGAGCGGTGCTCGTCATATTACTACAGCATGTCCTGTAAATGATCCAATTACAGCAGCAGTAATCAATCTTAACAATAATGGCATCCCAGTAATTTCAGCAGCAGGTAATGATTATGACTATGTTCACGTATCATTCCCCGCTTGCTTGCAACCAATTATTGCAGTAGGTTCAATTGACGCTTACGGACATGCACTTTATAGCAATGCTGGAAAAGATCTTGATTTTGATGCAATGGGAACTATGACGGTTTCAAATGGTGGAACAGCAAAGATCCAATCAGTAGGAACTTCACTAGCAGCACAGGTATTTGCAGCATCTTGGATTGCAATTAAACAAGCAAAGCCAACACTTAGCTATCAGCAAGAATATGCTTTAATCCAAAACACACAAACTACCTCAAAAAACGTATATGTAAAAAATATACCTACGCTTAATTTGGCTGGGGCTCTAAAGTAATAGAGTGTATAATAAGCATAGAGGAAGTTTTTGAGTCACTAATTTAAGGAGAATAAAATGGGAGCAGCAAAACCAGTTCCACCAGTTACTGGGGCAAAAGAAGGATCAGCAGCACGATTTGTTGAAATTGCAAGATCACAAATTGGCGTTATTGAAGGTCCAAAAGATAATGAAACAGATTTTGGTAAGTTCACAAAGCATGATTTTCAACCTTGGTGTGGAAGTTTCATGATGTGGTGTGCGGAAAAGGCGAAGGTAAAGATTCCTAGCGTTGTTGCAACAATTGCAGGTGCAGAAGCTTTTAAGAAAGCAGGAAAATGGACGGATGCAAAGGATGCAACCCCAAAGCCAGGAGACTTAATCTTCTTCCACTTTGCAGCAGAAGCAAAGCCAACAGATCAGATTCAACACGTTGGTGTTGTCGTTAAAGACAATGGCGATGGAACAATTGTAACTGTTGAGGGAAATACAAGTCCAGACTCAAAGCCAGCAGGATCTGCAGCAAATGGCGGAGAAGTTGCAATGAATGTTCGTGGATATAAAGTTGGCAACAAGCGTGGTAAGTGGGCTGTTGTTGTAGGCTTTGGTCATCCAGACTACACAGCATAAGGTTAAAATGAATTACGATTCTTCTGATGAAAACCATCAAGAACTTATGGAGTATCTTGTTTCAGAAGGTGCTGCCATAATTGACGGGATAGACGACAATGGAGAAGCAATTTACAGGTTCGATATGGAGATTTTGGAAGAAGTAATGCCAGAATTACATCAAGTTCTTGTACAAGATATGGACAATATTTTAATTGATTTATATCAAAAAGACTTAATAGAAGTATCTTATGACGAAAATCTGAACGCTCATATGACAGTTTCCGAAGAGGGTAAAAGAATCCTTGAAGAAAATGGTTTTGATATGAGCAGTTCGGAAGATTATGACTTTTAAGGTATAATTAGACAATAAGGTGGTGATTAAATAAATGGATAACAATCAACAGGTATCAGGCAGCGGAACAGAGCAGCCATCAAGCCCAGCACACGTTGCTGAGCAAGCAGGGCCAGACGGAGGTCACGTAACACCTTCAGTAACAAATCTTGGTGTAAACAACCCTGGAAAGGCAACTACAGCAGGAGCATTCACTGGATCAGATGTTTCAATGACAACCCCACAACATGGTGGAGGTAATATTACAACAACTGAGGCAGGTTCAAAGTAATGAATACTAAAGAATTTTTTAATGAAGTAGCAGATATGTTAAAAGCAATCGGAACTTCATCTTCAATTAACGAAGAGCGTGACGAAAGAAGCGTTGAAAATTATGTTAGAGGAAATTCTAATACTAATACAAATAATCAGACAGGAGGTAATACAATAGTGTCAAACACAACAGAGCCAGATCCAAAGGGAGACATTGCAGTAACAAAGTCATTCCCAACAGCAGGAGGAGATCATCTTGTCTCACAAGATACTCGTCCAACAGACGGAGCAACTTCAGTTTCAGATGCACCTAACAGCGAAGCAGTTGTTCCTAATCAGGAAACAATTCCTAGCTCAGCAACCTCAGCAATTGCACCATCACGTCAAGGTGAAATGCAAAATGCTACAGAAGAGAGTATTGCAAAGGCAGCAACTTGCAAAGAGTGCGGTCAAGCACTTCCAGTAGCAAAGGCTGATGAAATCACAAAGGCTGCAGCATGTGCAGATTGCGGAAAGTCAATGGACTTATGCGATTGCATGGGCAAGGCAGTAGATGAGAAAGAAACTCCAGCAGAAGCTGCTAAAGAAACAGCAGCAGATGAAAAAGCAGAAATGAAGAAGTCCCTATGGGGCGGAGCATTTGCACCACTTAAGTAATTAAATATATACGTATATATTCACATAAGGACGGGAAACCGTTCTTATGTGCTTTTAAGAAAGGAAAACATGAGAGTATTAGTTTTTGGGTCAAAAGACTATGAAGATTATAATGAGTTTATGAGACAAATTACTGTTTTGATTGATGATAGAAAGCATTGGTTTCCAGAAGATAAAGAATACCTTTTTGTTCATAAAGGTATGCGGGGTGCTGAGAATATGGTTACTGAGTATATTGGTAAGGTAGAAAAGTTAATTCGTCAAAATGGATACAAAATTAAAGAAGAGATTGTAAGAGATAAATCTTCTTTTTCTGATGTTACAATGATTGAATCTACCCCAGATTTTGCACTTATATTTGGTAAATCACCTAGAAATACCGCTTGTATTAACCTATTGGAATCATATGGTGTTCCATTTAGGTATGTAGAATAAGCTTGACACTATCGTATTAATAATGATACAATAGTATAAATGTCCCTACTAACAAAGGAAAATAATGACTAATGTCGAACCGCTAGGCAGTTTGATTTTAATTAAAGAAATAGAAGAAACCGATAAGACTACTAAATCTGGTCTTGTTATTGCTGCCACATTTATTGATAATGCATTAAAGCGTGGCACTGTTGTAAAGGTTGGCCCAGGAGATTATGATAATGCGGGTAATCATCACGATATCCCTCTAAAAGCAGATGACGTAATTATTTATTCAGCAAATCATGCAACAGAGTTTGAAGATACAAATGGAGATAAATACTTCTTCATTAACTGGAGACAACTATTTGGAATGGAAAACAATGCCTAAGATCACATTAAATTACGACGAAGCAAACAAGTTTGTGGAGAAGAACAAAAAGAATGGCTTTTTTTGGGATGGATACACCATTGTAAAATGGACTCCAGGCTCAAATGGTTACATGCAAAAAAATGGCATGTATCGAAATAATCAGTGGGGGTATTCTTCAAAATATGATTTTGACTCCAATGGCATGTGGAATTTAAGTGATAAATATGCCAAATTTATTTAACCAACTTGGATTAGACGAGCAAGATATTAAATGGTATCATCTTGCAGCATGTATTAATATGACAACTAACCCTAAGTTTGATTGGTTTTATGATCTTTATGAATCAGATAAAGAAACAGCAAAACAAGTTGATCAAATTTGCTTGCATTGTCCAGTAATTAAACAATGCTATCAAGAAGGTGTATCTAATAAGGAAAAAGGTGTTTGGGGCGGAATCTACTTAGATTTAGGTAGAACTGACAAACAAAACAATGAACATAAAACTCCAGAAATATGGAAAGAGTTAAAGAAACTTCATGGCAATAAAATACACGGTTGAGATGGCAAAAAAGCTGAGAGGGATAAAGCCTCCAGTTAAAAACCTTATCTTAGACATAAGAGCAAGACCTAATTATCTTGCATTAACTGTGTATGAAAGCAACATTATGGAATACAATGAGTCTGAAAGAATGCAAGTAATGGAATACCTATTACTTGTTAGACAATTAATTCAATCTTTTGAAACACCATGTGAAATAGAAGGGATGAAGTATACTGATGAGCAAGCAAGAAAACAACGAAGACAGCAGTCCTGAAAACACCATAACGTATGTTTATGTGCCAGATGAGCAATTATATGGTACAGTTATTCAATACGGTGCTTGGGCATCTTTAATCGAATACTATGACACTGGGATAAAGTATACTATTGAAATTCCTAATGATGAGTTTATTGTTGTAGATGAAATTGGAATCGGATATCTAGAAGAAACGGAAAAAGATTTATAATGCTATGTTATTCATGTGGTAAGCAAAAGAATGAACTTCAGCCAAAGAAGTCAGAGATTATGGATGGCGTGACACTGTTTATGTGTCAGCTGTGCTTAGACTCTAAGTTTGAGCCTAGATGGGTTATCATCCTTTGCGGTAGACAAAATGGTGCTGAGTCTGTTAGAGATTATATAATCAAGCGTCGTTATGTCGGAAGAACAATTGATGCTGAGGAGTTGATTGCATAAATGTTAAAGATTAGTAATGATATGGAAGAAATCATTAATCAAGATAATGCAATAGTGTATTTTAGTGCAGAATGGTGTGGTCCCTGCAAGCAACTAAAGCCACAGTATGCAAAAGCAGCGGTAATTGATAAAGATACACTGTATTATGTTGTTGATGTTGACAAGATTGACTCAAAGTATTTAAATGAATATGGGATACAAAGTATTCCACAGATTTTTGAAATGAATAAAGGAAAGATAAGTAAGAAGATAACAGGTAAAACGTCAAATGATATTTTGACAGAAATGGGTAAAAATGAAGGTTAGAGTCACTACTTTAGCATTACTTGCTATGATTTCAGTTGCAGGAATTGCAAATGCATCAACACCAGATTGGGTTTTGCCAAATGCAAAGATAACTCCAGGAGTACTTAATACTGCTGTTACGCAAGCAAATATTAAAGACAATGTTTGTAAGGCTAATTGGACATCAACAATTCGTCCAACAGTTACATATACAAACAAGTTAAAAGCAACTCAGATGGCTGGAGATTATAAATATCTTCAAGCACAATTTGGTGCTTTGCCAAGTGCATATGAAGAAGATCATTTGATCTCCCTCCAGCTAGGTGGCAATCCAACAGATCCAAAAAATCTTTGGCCTCAGCCATATGCTGGAAATAATGCACGTAAAAAAGATGTTGTTGAGTCAGCATTAAAGCGTTTAGTATGTGCGGGAACATTAAAGTTAGCTGATGCACAAAAAGCTATTCTTAATTGGCCTGTAGCATACAAGAAATATGTAACATCAAAAGATGTTGCAGATACTTCAGATAACTAATTAAAGGGATAAAATGACAACCATAGTAGGCGTTTGCAAAAATGGAAATGTAACAATAGGTGCTGATTCTCAAGTTACTGATGGTAATCGGAGAAACAATCATCCTAAAATGGAAAAGATTTCTAAAAGAAATGGTTACTTAATTGCTGGAAGTGGGGATTCGCAGCCATGCGATATATTACAACATATATTTCTTCCACCAGTTCCAACAGTTAAAGAAAGAGAAGATCTTTATCATTTTATGATTGTTAAGTTTATTCCAGCAATGCGGGAATGCTTAGAAGAAAATGGTTGGAAGCCTGATAGAGAAGATAAAGATTCAGGATTTAACTTCCTGATAGCCTTTGACGGAGAGATATTTGACATAGGTGATGACTTTAGTGTAGTATTAAACTCTGAAGGAATTTATGGCGTGGGAGCAGGTTCCCAATACGCCATTGGTGCGTTGTACGC